AGTTAATAAGTGCGGTTATTACGGTGCTTGGCTCATTGATAGCGGAGTTACTGCCTGCAATCGTACAACTCATATCCGACTTGCTACCGCTCATTTTACAGGTGGTGCAGGCGGTATTACCTGTACTCATTCAGTTAATTAACGCTATCCTGCCTATTTTGGTGCAGATAGTACAGGCAATTCTACCCGTATTTGTGCAGTTGGTTAATGCGATATTGCCGATACTGACACAGATTATACAGGCGGTATTACCTGTTATCATTCAGCTTATACAAACGCTGATACCTATTGTAATGCAGATTATAGACACGGTTTTACCTGTATTTATCAATCTGCTTAATACCATTGTGCCGATATTCCAAAACATCATACAGGCTATTTTACCTGTACTAACAACCCTTTTACAGGCATTAGTACCGATTATTCAGCTTGTGGCGGAGATTTTTGCAAGTGTGTTAGGTACGGCATTGCAGACCGTGGCAAATATCGTTAATAGCGTTATGCAGGTATTCCAAGGCTTGATTGACTTTATCACAGGCGTATTTACAGGTAATTGGTCGCAGGCTTGGGAGGGCGTAAAGAGTATCTTTAGCGGAGTTTTCAGCGGATTAGGCGAGATATTCAAAGCACCGTTTAGGGTTATCGTATCCGCTATAAATACGGTTATCGGCGGACTTAACAAGTTAAAGATACCCGATTGGGTGCCGGGATTGGGCGGAAAGGGCATTAACATACCGCTTATACCGGGATTTGCAAAGGGTACAAACTTCACGCCGGATACATTCATAGCAGGAGAAAAGGGACCCGAGTTAATCACAGGTGCAGCAGGACGCAAGGTATTTACGGCAGCACAGACAGGACAGATTTTTAACAACATGGCACAAGCCGGAAACGTAGGCAACGCAAACAATGTAAATGTGGGAGCGAGCGGGGCCGGCACAATCGTAATTCACGTTACAAATTCCCCAAGCGTGACAGTAACAGGCGGAGGGGAAGCAGGCGGAATTAAGGCACAGTTGCAGCAGTATGACGAAGAATTTTTAGAGAAGCTACGAGCAATCATTGTAGCAATTCTGAAAGAGCAGAGAGAACAGGAGGGCAGGGTAGCTTATGCTTAATACTTATACCACAATATCGGGGGATACATGGGATACGGTGGCTTACAAAGCCTACGGAAATGAAATGTATATGGATACTCTGATTAAGGCGAATTTAGAGCATAAGGATACCTTTATTTTTCCGGCAGGAGTTGTATTGACCCTGCCGGAAATTCCGTTAGAGGTATCGGAAAGCCTGCCACCGTGGAAGCAGGGAGGGGTAACGGTTGAGTGATAAGACGTTAGCAAGGCGGACGGCGGTAAAACTCTATTTTAAGGGTGCGGATATTTCCAAAGACCTTTCTAAATACCTGTTATCCCTGTCCTTTACCGACAAGGAAGAGGACGAAACGGACGACATTTCTATTACGCTTGATGATAGAGAGGGTAAATGGATAAAGGATTGGTTAAACACCAACAAAACGGCGAAAACCGAAACAGTAACGACCACAGGCGAGGTAAAAGTAGGTAATATCGTGCAGTTTAAGGGCGGACCGGTTTATATTTCCTCTATGGCAGCAGAGCCGACAGTTACGAGGGGTGCGAGTAAGTGTAAATGCACCATTGTAAACTCAAACGCCCACCCCTACCATTTAATCTCACAGGACGGCAAGAAAGTTTACGGTTGGGTCAATGCTTCAGACGTGGAGGGCGAAACGGTAACAAAGACCAAGACAACCAAGGCGGAGGACAAACGAGCCTTTAAAGGCACGGAAATACACGCTATGGTAGTGCAGAAAAACCCATACACGGACGGCAAGGATAAGGTTTTGGATTGCGGAGTATTTGAAATCGACACCGTGAATTATTCGGGGCCGCCACAGAAAATAACCATAAAGGCTACTTCCATACCATACAAGGCGAAGTTAAGGCAGACCAAGTATAACAGGGTTTGGGAAAATACAACGCTTAAAAACATGGCACAGAAGATAGCAGGCAGGAGTAATTTTAAAGTTATGTATCTGTCAAACTCTAACCCGGTTTACAAACGGAAAGAGCAAATAAACATGACGGATATAGCCTTTTTAAAGAAAATGTGCAAGAAAGCCGGAATATCCCTTAAAATCACGTCAAAAACAATCGTTTTATTTGACGCTGCCGATTATGAGAAAAAGGCAGAGGTTAAGAAGATAAAGGCAGGCAAGGGAAACATAATTAGTTATAGTTTCTCTACCAAAACGGCAGATACCGCCTATTCGTCCTGCCGTGTGGTTTATACCGACCCGGACACAAAGGAAACCATAGAAGCCACATACACGCCCGAGAACGCTAACGCAGACGGTCAGACCTTGGAAATCAAACAAAAGGTATCGAGCGTAGCGGAAGCCAAGGAGTTAGCGAAAAAGTCACTAAGAGCCAAAAATAAGGGCGAAACCACGGCGGAATTTACGTTAGTAGGCGACGTGGATTATGTGGCAGGAATCACGGTTAGGGTGTACGGATACGGAGAATTTAACGGAAAGTACATTGTAGAGCAGGCAAACCACAGTATCACGGGCGGTTACAAGGTACAGGTAAAATTACGCAGTTGTTTGGAGGGATATTGATTGAGCCAATTTAACGATAACGACATACAGGAACTAAAGGACGTTGTAAGAATCGGGATTGTAAGTAGCGTAAACCCTGCCAAAATGACCGCAAGAGTAAAAATACAGGACCAGGGAATAGTAACAGGCGACCTAAAGATAGTGCAGAATACACCACTAATTACGGTTGAGAATAAGGACGCAGGCGTAAAGTGGGATTATGAAGCAGAATACACAGGCTACGACAGAAAATTAGGCTTGGGGGAAACCTACAAGAAGAAATACCCGGATACAATCGTTACGACCCACGAAAGCAAAGAGCAGACCATAAAAATATACCCTTGGATACCTTATATAGGGCAATGGGTTTTATGTATCTTTAAGCCGGATGGAGAGGGCGACGGTTTCATAATAGGAGGTATCTAATGGCACAGATAGGCACATTAGGGGATATTGTTTTTAGTGTATCCCAAAAGACCGTAAAAACCTTTGATGATTTAAAAATGGACGGCAAAACAAGCTACGCAAAGCTGACAAGGCACAATAAAAAACCTTTGTTGGATTTTCAATATAACGATACGGATACGGCAAGTTTCAGTATCTACCTTTCGGCATTTCTTGGGGTTAATCCCTTGACGGTGCAGGAAAAAATAGACAAGTACCGAACACAAGGCAAAATATTATCCTTGGTTATCGGAGGGAAGAGATACGGCAAAAAATGGGTTATAACTTCCCACTCAAAGGACTATCAGAAATTCGACAATAAGGGTAATTTGCTGATTGCAAAAAGCACTATTTCCATTGAGGAATACCCGGAAAGGTAGGACGGCATGAGATACACGATAGACACAACCCAAAACAACCCGATAAATTTAGAGCCTAAGACGGTCTACGAGGAAGTAATACAAAACCTTTGGTTTTTGTATTCGTCAATCGAATATGACGTACCGCTTGACCGTGCATTAGGGTTAAACGCAACTTACATAGACAAGCCGATAGACACGGCAAAGGCATTAGCCATAACGGATATTTACGATAAGACGGAGGAATACGAGCCGAGGGCAGAGATTGTAAATATTGATTTTACGGTGGACTATGAAAAGGGCATATTAAGACCAAAAGTGGAGGTAGAAGTAAATGGAGAATACGAAAACGAGGAATATTCCGGCTAATCTGCCCGAGGTTGAGTTTGTAGATACCAATACGGAAGCGTTGGTAAATAAACTTATAGCAGGGTACGAAACAATCACAGGCAGGACACTTTACCCTGCCGACCCTGTAAGGGCGTTTATCCTATGGCTTGCAAGCGTTATAGTGCAGGAAAGGGCGTTAATCAACGAATCCGCAAAGCAGAACTTACCACGCTACGCCGTAGGAGAAAATTTGGATTCTCTTAGCGAGATTTTCCACAACACATACAGGCTAGAGCCAACGGCAGCAACTACAACCCTTGGCTTTTACCTTACAACGACACTAAACGAGGACTACGTTATAACGGATACCTTAGAAGTAACCGTAGACGGCGTTATAAACTTTGCTACAACCGGGTATTTGGTATTCAAAGCCGGGGAAGATTACGCAGAGGTCGGGGCCGTCTGTCAGAGCGTGGGAGCGGTTGGAAACGGCTTTACGCCCGGACAGGTAAATAAATTAGTGTCGGACGAATTTTTATACTTTAAAGAGGTATCCAACACCACGGAAACCGCAGGCGGTAGCGAAGAGGAAACCGACACGGCATTTTATAACCGCATGAGGGAAAGCGAAGAATCCTATACAACCGCCGGACCCCGTGGAAGCTATGCGTACCACGCTAAAAGCGTTTCATCATTGATTAGTGACGTATCCGCAGAAAGCCCGGAAGAGGGCGTAGCGGACGTTAGGATTATGCTTTACGGCGGAGAACTGCCAAGCGAGGAACTCATACAGAAAGTGCAGGAGTATTTAAGTGCAGATGATATAAGACCTATGACGGATAAGGTCGTTGTTGCAGCACCTACAACGGTTGAATTTGACATAGAAGCAACTTATTACATACCGACCGACAAGGCAGCAAGCACAAAGGAAATCAAGCAGGCGGTAGAGTTGGCGACCGAGAATTACATATTATGGCAGACCTCCAAAATGGGGCGGGATATTAACCCGTCCTATTTTAATGCTATGCTCATGGAATCCGGCATAAAAAGGGCGGAGATAACAAAGCCTGCATTTACACAGATTCCAAAGGGAAGCGTAGCGGTTATTAAGAACTGTACCGTAACCTTTGGAGGTGTGGAAGATGAATAATATTAAAAATGCGGATTTTTTAACCACGTTTCCGCCTGCATTAAGGCAAGATGAATCTATGTTAGCATTAGGGCGGTTGATTGCGGAGGAACTGCATATAACCGCCGTAGAAACAGAAAAAAACATCATATACGCCAACATAGACACGCTATCGGAAACTTGGCTAGATATTTTAGCCTACGATTTACACGTTGATTGGTACAACTACGATTACCCGATAGAAGCCAAAAGGGCAATTATCAAGGATAGCGTAAGAGTACATCAGAAATTAGGCACAAAGGCAGCCGTTGAAATGGCTTTAGGAGGTATCCACCCGCAAAGCGAAATTGAGGAATGGTTTACCTACGGCGGTAAGCCGTACCGATTCCGTATAGTGCTTGATACGACCCATTCAAGGGTAGAAGCGGATTACGAGGAAATCGTTAAGACCGTAGACATATACAAGCGTCTTACGGCTCATTTAGACGGCTTATATTATCAATGCTCTATGTGTGTGGTTATCATGCCACGCACGGAGTATTTTTTATTTTCCGTGCCTATGACAGGGCAGATTAAGGCAGGCACAGAGCCTTACAGAAATACGGTTGGAGCGGTAGAAAATACCGTTATCAGCATAAACGCAAAGGCAGCGGGATACCTTGCCGAAGCCGTAAGGACCGGTACAAAGCCGGACAGAAATATAGTATTTTCCACGCATGATAGCGAGGTTGTGACCGATTCGGACACGAAAGGTTACAAATTTACGAGCAATCAGACGGGAGAAGCCA